TTGCCATCAAGACGTTGAACCGGACCCGCATGTTCTTCATCGAACAATTGCGCGCGCACGGGATGACAATGGACATCATCCCAGGTAATCACGACGTGGTCTACAAGAACACGAACTCGTTGTGTGCCCTAACCGAATCGCTCGATCACTTCAAGGACGTCATCACGGTCTATACTGACCCGATCGTCAACGAGTATGACGGGTTGCCGATTGCGTTACTCCCATGGATTACGCATGACAACTATGTCGCGTCGATGGACTTCATCAAGAACGCGCCTGCTCCGATCCTTGCAGCGCACCTTGAGTTGCAAGGATTCGAGATGATGAAAGGTGCGCCTGTGCAATCGCATGGGTTAGTCGCGGACTTGTTCTCGCGGTACGAGATGGTTCTGACCGGGCACTATCATACGAAGTCAACGAAGGGTAACATTTTTTACCTAGGCACTCAATATGAGTTGTCGTGGGCGGACGCAAATGATCCTAAATACTTTCACGTCCTCGATACGTCGACTCGTAACCTGACCCAGGTTCGTAATCCGATCACTTTGTTCAACAAGCTGATCTATAACGACAATCCTAAGCAGGCACTGGTTGACCTGAAAGGAACATTCGTTAAGATCATCGTTGTTTCGAAGAAGGATCCAAAACACTTCGACTCATTCGTCAATCGAGTTCAGCGGCAAGATCCGTTTGAGCTGAAGATTGTTGAATCATACACCGAATTCTCGGGCGACGCAATCAACGATGAAGCTATTTCATTGGTCGACACTGGCGCATTGCTTAACAGCTATGTTGACGCAATCGAGACCGACTTAGACAAGGAACGACTCAAGACACGCCTTCACGAACTTTACCTAGAGGCGCAATCATCCGACGCACTTTAAAACATGCTAGTATTCAAGACACTATCATTCAAGAACTTCCTCTCGACAGGAACACAACCTACATTCATTGATCTTGACGCGACCGCGACGACGTTAGTCGTAGGCACGAACGGCGCAGGCAAGTCGACGATGCTTGACGCGTTGTCGTTCGTGTTATTCAACAAGCCTCACCGTGCAATCAACCGGCCGCAGCTTGTGAACAGCATCAACAATAAGGGATGTCTTGTCACGATTGAATTTGAGATCGGCCCTGTAAAGTATAAGATCGAACGTGGGATCAAGCCTAACATCTTCGAGATTTGGCAGGACGGCGTTCGTCTTAATCAGGAGTCGCACTCGCGCGATTATCAAAAGCTGCTCGAAACGAACATCCTCAAGTTGAACCACAAATCGTTCCATCAGGTTGTAGTCCTAGGTTCGTCGAACTTCATTCCGTTCATGCAGCTCGCGGCCTATCAACGTCGTGCGGTCATTGAGGACTTGCTTGATATTGGCGTGTTCACGAAGATGAATGCGATCCTCAAAGAAGCGTCGGCGAAGGAGAAGGATAACATCAAGGATACCGATCACCACCTCAACCTTGTCAACGAAAAGATCAAGCTGCAGACGAAGCACCTGGGCGAGTTGCAATCAATCGACGCCCGGAATGCGAAGAAGTTTCAGGAAGAGATCGACGAGCTTGCCGCGAACATTGATTCGTTGTGCATGAAGAACGAGGAGTTGAACGAGGAGTACGCTGCGAAGTATAAGCTCGCTAAGAAGGCGCTTGATATTTGTCAGGCCGCACTCAACAAGGTTACCACCTTCGAGGTTGGGATCAAGTTCAACATCAAGAAGGTTGTCGATGACGCGAAGTTCTATGAAGAGAACGACACGTGCCCAACATGTGAACAAGCAATCACGGCTAACACAAAGGACTCGAAATTACATACATGCCGATCAAAGGCTGCTGAACTCAACTCGGGTTACACGGAACTGAAGGAGTCGATCACGGCTCATAAGGAGAACGTGAATGTTGCGGTAACCGCGCTCAACGAAGTTTCGAAGATACCTAGCGTTGTCGCATCGAACAATAACATCATCGCCAGCCATAACTCACGCGTCAAGTTCCTGTCTAAACAATTGAAGGCAGACAACGATTCAGCTGACGCTGAACGTGCTAACGCCGCCCTACTTAAGTTGCGCGATCAGCGTGTTACACTCGCGGGTATTCGTTCACAACAGATCGAGGATAAGCTGTATTCTGACGCCATCGCGGAATTGCTCAAGGACACAGGTATCAAGACGAAGATCATCAAGCAGTATCTGCCCGTGATGAATAAGTTCATCAATCAATACTTGCAGATCCTCGACTTCTTCGTGTTGTTCAATCTCGACGAATCCTTCAATGAAACGATTAAGTCGAGACATCGCGACGACTTTTCGTATGCCTCATTCTCGGAAGGAGAGAAGGCTCGTATTGACTTGTCTCTGCTATTTGCTTGGCGGCAAATCGCGAAGATGAAGAACTCGGCAAACACGAACCTGCTAGTGCTTGACGAAACCTTTGACGGCTCGATGGACTCGGATGGTGTCGAGAATCTCATGCAGATCCTAGCAACGCTCGATTCTTCGACCCGAGTGTTCATTATTTCACACAAGCAGGATCTCCTTGAAGGCAAGTTCGACAGAAAACTCGAATTTGAGAAGGTTCAGAACTTTTCCCGCATCAAAGCGGAGTCGTAACTCATTACAATCCAATCATTTACAAAGCCCGTATTTTAGGAAGTCGTCTGCTTTAGCCTAAAATACGGGCTTTTTCGTCCCTACTTGTAATTTCCCCAACCGCATTAGTCTCGTGCCCTGGATTTCATCTTAAAATAACACGAAGCAAAGCAGTTCTCAATTTTCGTATTTACAAGCCCAGAATAGTTTGTTAGAATCTTCTTGCAATGACCGCCGTTTCCAATACCGTAACACAAGGAATCCTTGCCAAGCTCTTGGCGCTGGAAAACATCCAGGTTCATGTCGGCGATTACAAAACCGCTTTCTTCGATGTCAAGAACCGCATCCTCGGGCTGCCGTCATGGAACTTCGAGAACAAGCATGTGTCCGACCTTCTCGTCGGCCATGAAGTCGGTCACGCAATTTACACGCCCGCAGACGGACTCGACCGATTCAAGGTTGAGCATCCCCACATTCCGTTCGCGATCCTCAACGTCGTCGAGGACATCCGAATCGAGCGGCTGATCCAATCTCGGTATCCCGGCCTTGTGAAAAGCTTCAATGAAGGATATGCGAACTTCCTTGAACGCGACCTTTTCAGGATCAAAGGACGAAACGTCAACGGCCTTGGATTTGTCAACCGCTTGAACATTAAGGCTAAACTGCGGCATCTGATTGATGTCGAGTTCTCGGATGCGGAAGAAGTAATCTTCGCGAAATGCCGGGCCGCCGAAACATTCGATGAGGTACTGGCGCTCGTCGTCGAAATCTACGAAATGATTAAGGCAAAGCGTAAGCCGAAGCCGAAGAAACTCCCGCCGCGTCCAAGTTCTGATTCAGCTCCTGTCCAAAGCGATGATGATGACGGCGAGGATGACGGCGATCTCGGCGAGGATGAAGAGGACGAGCGGGTTGAGGTGATTCAACCAAACCCTGAACTTCCTCCTGTGCCTGCTGACAATGCACCTGCTGAAGACGATGATGATTCTGACGATGAAGTTGATGGGTCTGACGATGAAGCCGCTGATACTGAAGGCTTTGGCGGATCAGACGAAGATGAACCTGCTGATGACGAACCTGACGCGGACGATGAACCGGCTGACACCGACGATGAACCGGCTGATGATAGTGCTGATAGCAACGCCAAAGACGCGGCTGACGACGAAGATGATTCCGAAAAAGAATCTGGCGGCAGCACAGGTGGAACTGGTTGTGAAGACACAACCGATGAGGACGATTCCGAACCCGTCGATGAAGCTGAAGAATTTGATTCGTTCACGCTTGATTCCTTGCAGGAAAACCTTGCAAGCCTTCAGGTTAAGTACGGCAACAAACGGACGGTTGTCAAGCCTTCGCCTGAACACTTTAAGAAGGTTGTGACACCTTGGCGAAAAGTTATGGCTGGTCGCCTTGCTCGCCTAACATATGCTGACCGCTTCTTGAAATATCCAGGCCTTAAGGATGACTGGATTGCTTTCAAAAAAGTAACGCGCAAGAATATTCAAAACCTCATCACTGACTTCGAACGTCGGAAATCGGCTTACCAATATTCGCGTTCACAACAGTCTGACTCTGGCGACATCGACCTGAACCGTTTGCACGCTTATCGTTTCGACGATCAAATCTTCAGCACTGTTACTCGAATGGCTGATGCTAAGAGTCACGGCATGATGTTCTTCATCGACTATTCTTCGTCCATGTCGGACGACATCAACAATGTTCTAGAGCATACGCTCGCGCTCGTGATGTTCTGTGATGCAGTCAAGATTCCATTTCAAGTGTTCGGATTCACGAACATCAATCACAAGGATGATTCATTCAGCAAATCGGCAATCCCATCGAATCAGCTTGACATCTCGACGACTAACATCTTCGAGTTGTTGAGTTCTGAAATGGACTCGAAAACATTCGAGGTTGCTTGCCGCCATCTCCGCGCTCAAATCTTCCTAGCCACTTCACCAAGATACCTCGGCGCTGATTGTGAAATCATGTCAGGCACGCCTTTGATTCAAACGTTGATCGTCGCGCACGAGTTGGTTGCTGCATTCCGCAGAAAGCACCACATCCAAAAGATGAACGTGATTGTTCTTTCGGACGGCGAAGGATCGGCGCTAAGCTTAGGCAATGATTCTGAAATTGTTGAGCAGCACGCGAATGACACTACCGGTAAATCCTACTTCGCGGTGAACGTCGGCGGATCCGAAGTTCTGCTTCGTGGATATGATTCCGACTATAACTATTCCGTACTCATCAACAACCTTAAGAAGACGTTGAATTGCAAAGCAATCGGTTTCTTCATCACGCGGAACAAGAATGACATCAAGAAGTCCGTGATTGCTTCAGTTCGTAACAGCTTGGCGCATGGTGCAACTGCAACAGCCGGCGTAGGCTGGGAGAAATCCGTAAAGATTGCCGACACTATGCTGAAGTCCTTGCGTAAGGTGAAAAGCGTTTGCGTGCCTGACGGATTCAACTTCGACGGATACTTCGTCATCGACACAAAGGATGCTTACATCAAGCCGGACTATGGGTTCAATCCTGACTTCACTAAGATGAAGAGCAAGAGCGAGTTCACTGGTGCCGATACTCACCGCATGGCAAAGGAATTCACGAAGTACACATCTGATCAAAAGTCAAGCAGAATCATCCTTGCCAAGTTTGCCGAGTTGATTGCATAACATATCACTTTGATATTTACATTCTCTCTTGAATTGATTACTATATCCTGTACCTGAAATACTACATTATGCTCGAACTTGCCAAAAAGACCGTTGCTAAACTGCTTGACCAAGGATACGCCACCGCATCGACGAGACAATTTTACGATGTCGGTCGTGGGTTCGGTTTGTCCTACAAGAAAGTTAATGACATCTTCCTCAATGAAGAGAACCGCGTTACTCGTGGCGTTTACTACGTGAGAATGCCGAACGATAATACGCCTTTGCCTCAACTCCAAACAGCCGTTGCTTCCGATGATTCAGTCACCACTGATGAAGCGGTTATGCCAGCTCCCGCTAAATATCAGCGGTCCACGGTCACGGTTCAACAGAAAACGATTGATGACATCGAAGAGGTTTACGTTCCTGACGTTGACCCGACCTTCGTTCCGTGGGGTGACTACAAGATGATCCGCCAGGTCATCGATTCTCGTATGTTCTTCCCGACTTACATCTCAGGCCTTTCTGGCAACGGCAAGACGATGATGGTCGAACAAGCCTGTGCTCGTGCAAAGCGCGAATTCGTTCGTGTTCAGATTTCGCCTGAGACTGATGAGACCGATTTGATCGGCGGCTTCCGCTTGATCGAAGGCGAAACTGTTTTCTACAAAGGCCCGGTCATCAAGGCGATGGAACGCGGTGCAATCCTCCTCATCGACGAACTTGACCGTGGGTCCAACAAGATCATGTGTCTTCAAGGAGTTCTTGAAGGCAAGCCCGTTCTCATCAAGAAGATCGGCCAGGTCATTGTTCCCGCTAACGGTTTCACAATCTTCGCGACCGCGAACACCGCCGGCCGAGGTTCTGAAGACGGCCGGTTCTCTGCAGCCAACATCATCGATGAAGCATTCCTTGAACGGTTCGTCGCAACGATCGAACAACCTTATCCGAATGCCCATGTCGAACGGAACATCGTGTTGAAGCACATGACCTTGTTCAACGTGTCGGACACCGACTTTGCGGATAAGCTTGTTGCTTGGTCTCAAATCATCCGCAAGACTTACAATGAAGGCGGCGTTGAGGAAGTTGTTTCAACTCGTCGTCTATGCCACATCGTCAAGTCGCACGCAATCTTCAAGGATCGTGCGCAATCAATCGCTCGATGCATTGCTCGCTTCGACGAAACAACTCGTTCGGCATTCTCCGAACTCTATTCGAAGATCGACGACTCCGCTCCAACTTGGGGCGATGATCCGCAAGTCGTGTCCGGTTACGACGAAGAGGAAGAGGAAGACTTCCCGTTCTAATAATTTCTCCGAAGAAAACAAGAAAGCAAAGAAACATGACAAAAACACTGACCAAGAAACTGAGTAAGCTCATCGCATCGTCCACCAACCAAGAGTCCGCTATGATGGCGTTCTTGTCGGAAGGTAATACCGTGACCGCATCGGGAGCAAGCGCAGCAGGCATCGGCGATCCTCGCCGCGTCGTTAACCGTCTCCGTAACTCGGGCATTCGCATCAATCGCGATCTCGTGACCGGCCGTGGAACGTCCGCCATCGTTTACTCGCTCGCTCCTGCCAAGCGCAAGACCCGCAAGTAATCAAAACACGCATCGAAGGCGGGGCCGTAATTGGCCCCGCCTTTCCGTGTACATACTAATATGAAGAAGCCAACACTCGGCCCAGCCTATCTTCAGCGCGAGGGCAGCACAAAGAAAACACCGATGCCGGTTGTAGTTGAACAAGAGGTCGGAATCAAGTATGACCTTGACAAGCCTGACTACTCGCTCATCCCGCCTAAAGCGCTCGACGATGTCGTCAAAGTCCTAACACTCGGTGCTCAAAAGTACTCGCGTGACAACTGGAAGATGTTGAAGAATGCACGCATGCGATACTTCGCTGCTGCTATGCGTCACCTCTGGGCTCGCTTTCGTGGCGAGTTATACGACAAAGAGTCAGGTATTGATCATGGCGCGCATGCAGTCTGCTGCATTCTTTTCATGATGGAGATGACAAACGAAAACATCGATCCATAACACAATCGTATTTACATTCACAACCCGTTAGTTTAAAATAGAACAACAACATATATGAATAGCCTATCTGCTCAAACATTAACATTCCTGAAGAATTTCTCAGGCATCAACAAGAACATCCTCGTCCGCGCTGGCAATACGTTAAGCACTGTCTCTGAGGCAAAGAATATCCTCGCCTTCGCGACGATTGAAGAAACCGTTGACCAAGACTTTGGTATTTACGACCTCAACGAATTCCTCGGCGCGGTTGCTCTACTCGAAAATCCTGCGTTGACTTTCGACACGTCTTCGGTTGCCCTAACATCCGGCAAGTCAACCGTCAAGTATCGGTTTGCGGACGAAAGCATTCTTACCTTCCCAACCAAGAAGCTGAACATGCCTGCCGCGGACATCACGGTCGAGATTACGGGCGAGACCCTCAACCTTATTCGTAAGGCAGCGTCTGCTCTTGGTCATGCCGTCGCGTCAATCAAGAAGGAGAATGGCGGCATCACGTTGTCTGTCATTGATCCTAAGAACCCGACCGCTAACACATACTCTATCGTGTTGCTTGACACGACTGACATCGCGGCGGCGTTTGACCTTCAGTTCCTCATCGCTAACCTCAAGGTCATTCCTGGCGATTACAAAGTCAAGATCTCGTCGAAGTTGATCTCTCACTGGGATCACGTAACCGAGCCTGTTGAGTACTACATCGCGCTCGAGAAGACCTCAACCTTCGAAGCATAATCGTATGGACGACGAAACGATTGATAAGATGGACGAGAAGACAAAGTCTGAACTCGTCGCCGTGATGAAAGAACTGTCGCTCGAGATGAGCAAGATCGAAGAAAGCCGTGATCAGATCAAGGAGATCATCGGCGCTGCGTCTGAAACATTTGAGATCAGCAAGGGATTGATCCGCAAGGTCTCTCGCTTCTATCACAAGCGTAACATCTCAGAGTTTGAGAACGAAGCGTCAGAGATCAAGAATCTCTATTCGCAAATCACGGCACCTACCTTCATCAAGTAGGCAATGATCGCGGACCGTGAAATACCGGTCCGCTAATAGTTGTGAATTATCGTCCTATAAATAAAACATGGGACAAATTTACAAGATCACTAACACAATCAATAATAAGTGCTATGTTGGCTTCACTAGCGGCACAATACAGAAACGGTTTTCTCGTCATGTAACTAATGCTAGACTAGGAGGCATAACATACTTATGTAAGGCAATACGTAAGTACGGCATCGGCTCATTCACAATCGAGCTATTGCAGGAAAACGCTAAGATTGATGCCGATGAAGGCGCTTGGATAGCTAAGATTGCTCCAGAGTATAACATGACGGCTGGCGGTGAAGGCGGGGACACTAGCGCATCGCCAAACTTCAAGAAGGGCGTTGCAGCATATCACGCGTCTAAACCAAAAGCTGAATATGCTACCAATGGGCACGCTGGTAAAACACATTCATCTGAAACTAAGGCCGCCCAATCAAAAGCACGTGAGACGTGGTGGTCATCGCTTACACAAGAAGAACGCAAAAGCCACCTAGGAACTTTTGCAAGAGGCGAAAACAATCCTATGTTTGGCAAGACTCCTACTAATGCAAAAGCGGTTACTATAAATGGAGTGACCTATCCTTCAGCTAATAAGGCATGTGCAGCCCTTAACGTAAAATCCATTTACATCTTGCGAAAAATGTATACAATTGAAAAAAGCAACAATGACAGTAACTAAACGAGGCAAAGAATTTTTGTGGGTGGAGGCATGGAGGCCTAAAACAATTGATGAATGCATTCTCCCGAAGGATCTTAAGCAGACCTTTAACGACATCGTTAAGACAGGCGAGATGCACAACATGCTTCTGACCGGCACGGCAGGCCTTGGCAAGACAACCGTCGCAAAGGCGCTGTGTAACATGCTTGACCTTGATTGGATTCTGATTAACGGATCGGAGGAAGGCGGCATCGATGTTCTCCGTTCGAAGATCAAACAGTTCGCTTCGTCGGTATCACTCACGGGCGGGTATAAGGTTGTCATTCTTGATGAGGCTGATTATCTCAATCCTCAATCAACTCAACCTGCACTCCGCGGGTTCATCGAAGAGTTCAGTAACAACTGTCGCTTCATCATGACATGCAACTTCAAGAACCGACTCATCGAGCCGTTGCATTCACGGCTTGCCGTCATCGAGTTTAACACGACCAAGAAGGACCTAGCTGGTCTTGCAGGTCAATTCATGGAGCGGCTCAAAGGCATCCTCAAGTCGGAGGGCGTTACCTATCAAGAGAAGGTCCTTGCTGAACTCATCATCAAGCATGCGCCTGATTGGCGGCGGGTGATCGGCGAATGCCAACGTCATTCCTCGGGTGGTGAACTTAATCCGTTGTCTCTTATCGGTCAATCCGACGAGAGCATGGCCGAGGTTGTTCGATACCTGAAGGACAAGGACTTTAAGTCGATGCGAGGATGGGTTGCGAATAACGTATCGCTTGACGGTGTCGTTGTATTCCGCCGACTTTATGACACGATGAACGACACAATGAAGCCTAACAGTATCCCAGGCGCGGTGTTGATCCTCGCGGATTACTCTTACAAGTCCGCGTTCGTCGCTGACAAAGAACTGAACATGGTCGCATGCCTAACTGAACTGATGGGCTCGGTCGAATGGAAATAAGAATATGGAAGTACGCAATTACATCTCAGAATCAAAAGGCGAAACTGATTGGCGTGGGTGCCTGATGCTTAGCATGCCTAGCGACGTGACTCGAATGATTACCGCCTGGTCGGAAAATAACATCTCGGACGACGATCTTGCAGGCGACGGCCGCGAGAAATACTGTCACTGCACTGTCTTATACGGCTTTCCACAAAGCACGAAGTTCGAAGAGGTTGAGGCGGAGGCTATGGACGGCTTGGATCACTCGACATTGATCGACATTGTGTTAGGGCCTATCAAGCGGTTCCCTGCATCCGAGAATCGTCCTGAGTCTGACGTGCTTGTCATAGAAGTTAAGGGAGCGGGTCAACTCGCACCTTTGCATGAACGCCTAAAGACAAAGTTCAACGTCAAGACAAATTTCCCTACATACAATCCTCACGTCACTATCGCTTATGTCAAGCCAGGTTCCCTAACTGAACTTGACGGCACGACCGTCTTTGATGATTACGAGGCGCACTGTAAAGCAATGACATACTCAACTGGACCGTCCGACAATCGTAATCGGCGGACTGTAACCTTCGAAGAATTCTCGACTGAAACCCGTGGCCGCTAAAACAAAGAAACCTCGTGCAAAGAAGGAAGCGGCCCCCGTTGTCGAAAAGGTTGTTGGGCCTAAGAAGCTTGGCCCATTCGATTTTCTGAATGCAATCAACGACGGCGCAAGAGGAGTAGATCTGCTCGTCGACTGTTATGCTGACTCAAGCAACGGATCAATACCCGACTCTCCTGACAAGGCGTATGTTCCGTTCATCATTAACCGTGGCCTCTCGTACTTTCAAGATACGATCCTATACGCGAATGCAATGAACGAGCGGGCCGCGTTACCGGCCAAGATGCAGTTCGATTTTCTTAGGCACGGGCTTCGACCTCGTAAGCGGTTTAGCAAATGGTCAAAGAAGATTGACGACTCTGCAGATGTTGCCCTCATCATGACGGAGTACGGATACTCGGCTGACAAAGCGCGTGATGCCTATAAATTATACACTGAGGAGGCCTTGATTGAATTGCGGAAACGCAATGATGTCGGCGGCTCAGGAAAGAAATAAAGATATGACTGAAAATGAAGTGATAACTGATTGGACTCCTTCGAACATGCTGGAGATTTCGTTGAATGAACCTGATGATTTCCTGAAGGTCAAGGAGACTCTTACGCGTATCGGCGTATCCTCGAAGAAGGAACATAACACGCTGTACCAAAGCTGTCATATCCTACATAAGCAAGGACGATACTTCATCGTACACTTCAAGGAACTCTTTATCCTTGACGGCAAACCCTCGAATCTTTTCGAGGATGACCTGCATAGGCGGAACACGATTGCAACTCTCTTGTCCGATTGGGGACTGGTGAGCATCGTGAACTTCGGCGGTAACTGCCAGTGCTGCTCGCTCAAGCAGATCAAGATCATCTCACATCGTGATAAGCAAGCCTGGAACCTTGTGCCTAAGTATTCAATCGGAAACGTCAAGTGAGGGATTGGATGTGTTTGATAGGCGGCGGCCTAATGTTGACTGTTGGCGACTTGATCTTTAGGTATTGGATCTCAAATCCAAGTATGCGCTTCTATGCCGCGGGTTTCAGTACCTACATGGTTGGGCTCGTGTGTTTGATCGAGACATTCAAGAACAAGAACATGGCGGTCGCGACATCGATCATAGTCATCGTCAACATCTTTACCCTAACACTAGTGAGCCGCTTCGCATATCACGAGGAGATCAGCATCCACAAGATGATAGGCATCTTCTTTGCCATGCTTGCGATTTATTTCCTAGAGTCCTGAATGTTATTTACAACCCCGCACAAATAGATTACAATTACCAAAATATGATTAACGGCTTCTACACCTGCATAGATCGAAAAATGAATAACCTGATGTATCGTGGATATGATGCAGACGGCGCAAAGGTCTATGAGAGGTTTAAGTTCCGGCCGACTCTCTACGTTGAATCGAAGGACCGTAATGCAAAGTGGAAATCACTCGATGGGCAACCGCTCGAGCCTATCCGCTTTGATTCAATGTCGGAGTCGAAGGCGTTCATTAAGCAATACGAAGGTGTTTCGTCGTTCAAGATTCACGGCAATGATAGGCATATCCCTGCGTTCATCCAAGCAGAATTTCCTGGAGAAATCAAGTATAAGCCTGACCGTATTGACGTTGTGACGCTCGACATCGAGTGTAAAACTGACAAAGGATTCCCTGAGCCTTCGGTTGCAGATCAAGAGTTGACTGTCATCGGCTTGAAGTCATCGCGTCTCAATCGTTACATCATCTGGGGCACGAAGGAATACGACGAGTCCGCTTCGATCGTTCCTCACATCAAGAAGGAGTTTCGGTATTTCGAGACTGAGGCGGAAATGTTATCCGACTTCATTGCATGGTGGTCCGACTTATCGAACTGTCCTGATGTTATCACGGGCTGGAACACTCGCTTCTTCGACATTCCTTATTTGGTGAACCGCATTGCGCGCGTGTTTGATTATGACATGGTCAAGAAGCTTTCGCCATGGGGAGAACTCGAGCAGAAGACGACTGTCGTCAAGGGGAAAGAGCAGCTCTTCTTTAACATTCAAGGCATCCAGCAGCTCGACTACATGGAGCTGTTCAAGAAGTTCACGATCAACACATACGGCGCACAGGAGTCATATAAGCTTGACTTCATTGCTGAGGTTGTGTTAGGCGAGAACAAGATTGACTATTCGGAGGACTACGCATCGTTGTCCGACCTCTATGATAAGAACTTCAATATGTATGTCGACTATAACTGTGTTGACATCGAACTCATTGAGAAGATGGAGGCTAAGATTGGCCTTATCTCGTTGGTGTTCACGCTTGCTTACTACGGCGGCGTTAATTACGGTGACACGCTAGGCACGGTCGCTATTTGGGACGCAATCATTTTCCGTCGCCTCGCTGACAAACATATAGCGGTGCCGCCCAATGACGTTTCGTTCAAGACTGATTATGCCGGCGGCTTTGTTAAGCCAGTCATCAGGGGGAGACATGAGTGGGTCATGTCATTCGACCTTAACTCGCTGTATCCGATGCTCATCGTGCAGCACAATATGTCGCCTGAGACAATGGTGAAACATATGAAGGTCAACGGATTGTCTCCTGAGCAAATGCTCGACAACCCTGATGTCGAGCAATGGAATCCTGAGCCAGGTCTGACTATTGCAGCTAACGGAGCATGCTTCCGCACCGATAAGCAAGGGATCATTCCCATGATTGTCGAAGAGATCTATAGGAACCGTGTTGACGTTAAGAAGGCGATGCTTAAGGCTGAATCCGAATTGCAAGTCACGGACAAGAAGTCGCCTCATTACCGCGAGCTTGAGATCGAGATTGACCTTGCGTCGAACAAGCAGATGTGTCTCAAGATTCTTCTCAACTCTCTTTACGGCGCAACCGCGAACCGCTTCTTCCGTTACTACTCCATTGACCTCGCCGAAGGTATTACCCTCTCAGGCCAATATGTTATTCAGTCGGTCGAGAAAGCGCTTAACACGTATATGTCATCCGCGTTAAAGGACAAGCGCCCGGTTGACCGTATCATCGCGGCCGACACCGACTCTGTTTATGTTGCGGCAGGCGATGTTGTCAACATGTGCAAGCCTAAGGACAAGCATGATTTCTGCAAGGAGTTTGCTAAGACAGCCCTTGAACCGATCATCATCCGAACATATGCTGACCTAGCCGTTAAGACGAATGCCTATAAGAATATGATGGCGATGAAACTCGAAAAGATTTCATCGGTCGCTATCTTCACGGCTAAGAAGCGGTATATCCTGAATGTGTTATCGTCGGAAGGCGTTGTGTACTCCAAGCCTAAGATGGTAATGAAAGGCATTGAAGCAATCAAGTCATCGACTCCTAAGATCTGCCGCACAGAGTTTAAGGACATCTTTAACCTGCTAATCAATGGGACAGAAAAGGACATCCAGAAGCGCGTCCTCGAGTTCGAACAAATCTTTGCCGAACATCCTATTGAAAAGATCGCGGTGCCTCGTGGTGTATCGAACATCAAGAAGTATATGCAGAAGACCGAGCCTTACTACATCAAAGGAACGCCACAAAATAGTAGGGCAGCTATCATGTATAACAAGCGGGTGAAGGATATGGGCTTGCAGGTCAAGCATTACTATCTTAAGAACGGCGACCGCCTCCGCTTTGTCTTCCTCAAGAAAGGTAATCCTACGAAGGAGAACGTGATCGGGTTCATCGACAAGTTCCCGCCTGAGTTCGAACTTGACAAGTGGATTGACCGTGATGCGCTGTTCGACATCAACTTCCGCAAGCCGTTGCAACTTATTCTTGATGCAATCGGCTGGAAGAACACTGCAACATCAAGCCTCGAAGACTTCTTTGTATGACACCATTAACTCCAGAGGAGGAAGCATGCGCTTTAATTATGCGCAGCCCATCCGATAAGATTTACTACTCGCCACTAATTGACACACCTATGACACCACCAGGACTAACAACACAAGCGTTATTTGACTTCATGAACCAACCCGACGGGAATTTCCCCGCGTCTGTTTCAGCCGACATGAATTACATGCATGCCCATTACGGAGTTCATGAAGCAATGAAGAAACTTAGTCGCGAGCAGCTGCTCGAGTT